ATAGAAGGAAATCGGTCATGTAGCAGAAGTAACCGATGGGATCTAATTTCTCGTTTGCACGTAACCGTTCCGCCGACAACGATTGCCAATGCGGGGCCGGAGTAGCGCATAACGTAATGTCGCTGAGGAATTTCTCACCGCTCTCAGTTCCGTCAATTGTCTGGCGATAGAGATTCACCAAGTCCAGTGATAACGTTCCTGTGCGCTGTCCTGTGCGCGAGCAATATAACGGGGCTTCATTCGTTATCGCTTCATTATCGTGATGCTGGACTTCATGCAGGAAGGCAATTGCCGCGCCCATATCCTGCAATTCCTCGCCACGTATATTCAGGATTTTCCCGCGCAACGTATCGCGCTCATTCCTAAATTTCCTTCGAACCGTGGCTTCAATATCCTGTGACGCCCGTTTACTTAGCGTCGCTTTCGCACGATCACTAATCGTTTTAGCCATTGTGTTAGTTCCTTTGTGTCAGAGTGTCAGTTACTTACGCGTAGTAATACAATGATTGTCAGGAATCGCCCTGGCGAATGAGTAAGTATTCATTTCCCTGGCGGCGTTTCCTGAATAACCATTATCCGTATAATAGCATGATTAAATAACGAATGTCAAGTCTTTTCTCGGTAATCATTCATTTTTATTTTATGGTGAAGTATCGTAACATTTCCTTTCCTATTTCATAAGGATAAGGTTCGGATACGTCGGTGCCGTTGGGGTCCGTGAATACAGTGTGTCCCTTACGTCATTACTCTACACCCGGAATTATTCATCACCCACACAGTGCTATAACTCAGAATCCCGACCCCCCTCCCCGAATAGTTTTTCAAGAATAGTACTGTTCATTACTTAATTCATTTCCCTCTTTTTTCGTGGGGAGGGAATGCGGAAGCATTGTTTCTCGGGCGTGGAGTTATTCACTTTTGTCCAGCCTTATCCTTATGTTATAGGAAATGTTATCTTTGCTCCATTCATTTACCTCTCATTGTGGGCGATTTTTAGAATGGATCTGAAGTGTGATTTTTTAGCCACAGTCGCGGGAAAGTAGATTTTCAGAAAAATGATTCGTTCGGTTGCAAAACGAAATGATTAATTACTCGTAAGAATTAGGACAGTCCGCGAGGCAAAAAGGGTTAAGATCGGGCGAAGAAAAACGCAACAATCTTGCCAGATTTTTCTTGACCTGGGCGACTTGATCGACGACCATATTGGAAGTCAGGTTTTGGTTTGTTGGTACTGGCGAGGGTAGGTCATTACATACGCGGTGGATCTGATTAATTCCCGGTATGAAGTCCTGATGGACTTGAGTTAATGCTCTGGTTTCCCGAATCGAGAACGCGCGGAGAAATCCGTTATGGTCGTTCTTGCACGAAAAACGCGGAGAAGCATACCGCAAGTCCGCGTTTCTAATTGGAGATTGTCAAAAAATGTCTGACATTGTTACACAGGAAACGGAAGCGCGCCTAGAAGGCGTTTCAGACGCAATCGACGCAGCCGAAGAGGAAACCAACACGAAGAAAAAGACGTTGGATGACTTGGGCACGCGGGAATATTTCGCGGCCGGTTCGGAAGTGACCGAGAAATTGCAGCCGTACATGATCGATGTAGAACGGCTGGCAATCGAGGCATCCATTCCCATCATCGAATTTGGTGGGGATGAATTGCCAAGCGGTCATGGCGTCATGGTCGCCAAGCTGCAAAGCACGGTAGAGCATGATGACGGAAGCAAGACCCGTCGCACCGATGCAATCGTTGCTTGGCCTTATCCCGACGTTTCGCTTTATCTTGGCGACGCGGAAGGAACGAAGTACGTCGCCAAGACCTTGGCAAAGGACGCAGCCGATCAGGTTCTTCGTGCATTCCGTGGCAAAAGCGCTGAGGAATTGTTGGCGGAGAATGTGGCGGAAGATGCCCCAGTAACGCTTCAGGATTTCATTACCCGTGCTGGTAAGGAAAGCGCCCTGAAGGTTTACAACAGCATGGCACCGGGCGTTCTGAAGTACTGTCGCGGCCAGTGGCCCAAGTCCAAGACAATCAAACTCATGAACCCGCCGATGTTGCGGGAATGCCTGAGTTCGAAAGTCTATGCGCAGTCCATTGCGCCCGAGCTTGAGGCAGCCGGGATGTTTACGACGCTTCTGGGTATCTTCAAATCCAATGCGAGCGAAGCAAATCTGCCCTTCGACATCTTTGATCGTTGGGCAGCCGAGCGGGACCAGGTCGAAGAAATCGAAGAAGAATTTGATTTTGCCAACCTGGAAATCAAACTGGACTTGAACCCGGCGACCACCGCCTAGCCATTCGGCAAACGCATAGCGGGGAGCGAAAACAGCCTAACTTGAATCGTTTTCGCTCCCCGATCTGCTAGGGCGACAACGAGCTAATGCACTGAGCGCATAGCTCCAAATTGAGGTACTGACACAATGACAATCGAAAACACCATGCGAACAATCCGCGTGAATGCGAACAGAGTGCAAGGCCGCATTCGCGGAGTAAACGCAATCATTCGGGACGAACACAAACGCGACCCGGATCACAAGACGCACCGTGCCAAGTGTGCCGAGGTGGAATTGCGCCGACTGCGGCGCATTCGTGATGAATTGTGGGGATTACTGGACCAGCATGGCGAGGGGGTAGAAATTTCGTGATGGACGTTAATTCCATCGTTTCAATCGCCATCATCGCTGTTGTTGTTGGCATGATTTTAGGTTTCGGCCTGGAAGCCATCAGCAGCGAATTGCTACGGCAACAACGCCAGCGCCCTCGACGGAGATTGATTCGTCGTCGTTTACGCACTGGCAAGTTTCGGAGACTTGGACAATGAAACAGCCCCGCACCAGTGACATTCGGAAGCGGCTCAATAACGTCAGAGCCGCGACCGAACAATTGCATGAGGCAAAATACCGGAAGGAAGAAGCCGACCAGTACCTTGCCGAAACCGTGATAGACCTGCGCTGGAATGATTGCCTGACCGTCAGGCATACCAGGGTCGCACGACGAATTGAAATGCTGGAACGCGACGAAGCACGCGATTGGCACGCCATGACGGACGCCGAACGCTTCGACGCCGACACCGAGTAATCATTAAGATTGCCGCTAGGTTCAATCACGAGCCTAGCGGCAATTCTTAACTTACTTACTTAGAATGATTCTAATTCGCAGCCGCCGGACAAAAAACAAAAGTTCTAATGAAGCTCGCTAGTCGCTCGCTCGGTTTCTAAGCAAACGAGAACAGGAAACATAACAAAAGAACAGACACCGTGCCACCCAAGTTATGCGTTTCGCTCCGCTCACTGGTCTTTGTAAAGATGACTCGCGCTTAACAACGAGGGGGGTATGTCCCCCCGGTCAGTGAGGCACCGCGCTCGTATTAATATGGTGGTAACTAACTGCCCAACAAAAATTTTCACATTTGCGCATAAATGAATCGTTACGGGAACCTGCGAATGGAATCGTTGAATACGAGGAAGAAGGCGGTGCGGCAAAATAGTAATCGGGGCGTGAAGAATTGGCGGATGGCGCGGCCGGGTGTTATGACCGAGCTTGCTATCTTTGATTCATTCCCAACTGAATTACGTAAAGCAATTCGTAATGCTACGCGAAGGATATCGCCCTATCGTCTCAAATACGAAATGGCAGAGTCTGGTGACTCGATTGAAGCAGTAATAGCGTCTATTCCCCAATGGCGGTAAAATACATTTCATTTGTTCTTTCCCTGGGCAACGGTTAGAATGAGGGTGTTATGAACGCACTGACGGACCCGCGCCAAGAACTCTTGGAAACTGTCGCGAAGTATTCCGCGCATGGAATACCGGATGGCAGTATCCGGGAGGCTTTAGGCGTGAGTGAAGAGCAACTCATGACGATTAAGGAATCTGATGAGTACGCCGTGGTAATTCAGCGTGTCATCGAGGATCACGTTAATGGATTAATTGAGACTGACGGTAATTGGGACTCAATAGAAAGGAAGGCACTAGAGAATCTCGTCAGGGTCATGGAGTTTTCTCGTGATCCTGAATTGAATCTTCGTGTGGCGGCTATGGCGAATAAAGCAGTTCGTCGGAATCGTCCTGGTAACAAGCCTCTTGACGCAACGCCAGAGGGCAGTCGTGTCGTACTTACGTTGTCGAAGCGTCTGACGGAACAGATTTCGCAGACAGGAGTTACGACGACGGAAGAGAAGCAAATGACCGGGACGATGGAAGTGGACGTGAAGGATTTGGATCGAATGTTTACAGATCCGGATGGTTCACCGTCCATGCCGGCGTTTGGTGAAACACTTGCGGCGGAATAACGCATGACATTTGCAGAATCATCCTGGATTGATGACGACGCAGTTCGTGCTGAAACCGTGCGCGCGCAGGCTACCCTGCCAGAGGTTCGTCAGGCTTTGCGTGATGATCCGAAGTTTCTTATTGACTTTTTTCTGCATGAACAATTGGTATTCCCGGTTCCGCCGCTTCACGTGACGATCGTGCTAATGATGCAGGATCAGACACAGCCCCGTATGGCGTTAGCGATTCCTCGTGACCATGCAAAGACGACGCTCGCGAAGATTGTTGTTGTTTGGTACTTCCTGTTTTCTCCTTACAGATTCTGTGTTTACTTATCGAATACCTCGCACATTGCGAAGAATGCGTGTCGTGACATAATGGAATTCATTCGTTCCGATAATTGTGTCAGCGTATTCGGACCTGCGGAACTGGAGAAGGAATCGGAGACGGACGGGCTCTGGATTTTTACACTGAATGGAAAACGATGTATCTTGCGTTCGGCCGGTGCAAATCAACAGATGCGTGGAATCAACGTCGATAACATCCGTCCTGAAATTGCGATCGTTGACGACTTCGAGGATAAAGAAAATACCGCAACTCCTCATTTACAAATGAAGCTTAAAGAATGGTTCATGGGGACATTCATTAAGGCTCTAGCTAAAGCGTTTAAGGTTATTTACATTGGTAACATGGTCGCGACGCAATGCCTACTGAAAGACCTTGTCGATTCACCCCGCTGGCATTCAATGCTCCTTGGTTGTCTCGTACGTGGTGATGACGGTAAATTACAGCCTCTCTGGGCCGATCGCTGGCCTCTTCAGGAATTAATGCTCGATTATCGTGATTATCAGCGTATGGGCTTGACGCATATTTGGATGGCGGAAATGATGAACCGCCCAACGTCAGGTGCCAATGGTTTTGATTCCCGTGACTTTCATTATCAAGTTGTTCCCCTGCCTGAAGATCTACGGGCCTCATTCCAAACCGTGGATCCGGCGTTTAAGCCCCGTGAGAGGAATGATAATACGGGAATTGCAGTTCACGGAATATTCGATGACCGCGCGCCTATGGTGGTTGATTCATGGTGCGGGAAGTGTACTGAGGCAGTAATGTTCGATCATATCGTGGAGAATGCGCTACGATGGAATGCATGGACTGTCGGAATTGAATCAGTTGCCGCGCAGGCCGTACTCATTACGCTTTTCACAATGATGGCGCAGTCTCAAGGTTACTTCATGTTTGAGTTCGTCCCTTTACTCGCGGGCGAACAGAAAGTGGGACGTATCTCGGCCTGGGTTGCGATGATGGAGCAGGAGAACTATGGTATGCCACTCGGTGATATTTCCATCACCGAGCAACTACTGAATTACGATAAGCTTAAGAAAGAAAACGACGATGACTTAATTGATGCCTGCGCGTACGGGCCTCAGATGCTTGAGAATTATTTAGGAATTATTCTTGCCAATGTTCTAGGTCCCATGATTGGTGACACGAACGCTCGCAACACTTACGAGGTATGTGATGTCTAAGGCACAGCTTCCTGACACGCAAATTCAAAAAGCGAAGGTTCCTGCGGGGCATCCGTTTGTGAACAAGAAGAACCATGAAACGTTGTTAAAGTATATCATGGATCGTATTAATTTTGCTGATCAAACACGTCAGCGCTTGATTCCGCGTATGACTGCGATTGACAAGGATGTGGCTGCTTTTCTGATGTTGAGTGACGATGACAAGAAACGTCGGCAGGAACAATTGCAGGGTAAGGGAGCAAAAGCGGTTCCGATGCATATTCCTTTGGTGATGTTGCATTTGGACGATGCGCTTACTTACTTCGTGAACGTATTTGCACCTGAATCTGGGATGTTTCATGGTGTCGGTAAGAAGGACGAAATTGACACTGTGAATGCGTTTGCTGAATTGATGAATCAGCACGCGGCAGAACGTGGTTATTTCACAGCAATTCTTCGTTTTGTTCTCGATGCGCTGAAGTATAATCTTGGTGGTGTCGCGACAGAATGGCGTCAGGTGCAAGGAAATAGTATTACGAACGATGAAGCAAGAAGTCCTCAAATCGAGCAGGATGTTTTGTGGGAAGGGAACGATCTTCGCGCGTTAGATATGTACAATACATTGTGGGATCCTTCTGTGCATCCTATTGATGTGCATTCTCATGGTGAATACGTGACAGAAGTTGAGCCAATCACGGCGTTCAAACTACGTCGCATGGTGCAGGATTCTGAATTGTTTAATGTGGAGACGTTGATAGAGAATCCTACGGAACAATCAGAGCATCAATTCTTTGAGCCTCCGCCGGAGTTATTTGATTCGGGAAGCGTGAGTTCTTCTGCTTCCCTCTCTGATGGAACCAATCTCAATTGGATTAATATTCTGTCAGAAGGCAGATTTTCGCAACTTGGGACGGGAATTGAACTGACGCATACGTACATCCATCTCATTCCAAAGCAGTTTGGTTTGATTGGTAAGAAAACTCCGAACCGTGATCGTCTCGAAATTTGGCGTATTACAATTGCGAATGGAAAGTATATTGCGAATAC